GACAGGATTGATCGCGTACAGAGGTATGCAAACTCGTATGGGTTTGCGGTTGTATTTGTAAATAAGCACAGGTATGTTGTCTTCGCAACTTGCACACACTTGTCGCCACCATTCAGGCTTTACCCAATCGCCTTCTTTGTAGAACTTACACTCTATCGCGTGGTTTGGTATTTGCAGGTCGCAAAGATCACTTTGCTGATATTGATCCAAGTTGCGCTTAGTTTGAAAGTCTATACCTTCCTCTATAAAGAAGTTATTGAGTATACGTACAACGTCTCTCTCAAACTGAGCGCCTTTGTTTCTGGAATTAATCTTCGCCATTTATTTCTTTTTATTAAGTCTATAATTTTCTTTGCTCTGCATATAAATTAACGCTCTTGTAACTTGCCTCAGTAATTTTTCTTGATCTTTTTTAGTTGGTATTGCACAAGAGGCACAATCACATACAATCCGAGCCGTAGTGCCAACTGGGGGTGGTCTATATTTTTTACATTTAATCTTGGTCATCTAAATCAAGTGTAACGACATTAGGGCTGTTGTATACGGTTGGCTTTTCACCTTTCAAGTGTCGCATGTAAGCGTGTAGATGTTCTTCCATAGTCAGCCAAGCCACGTCCATTTGTTCATTAGTTATCTTAAATACTTTACTAGCGAATGGTTGTTTCTTTTCTTGCGCTACGAAGACAAACTCTTTGACTTTGTATCCCGCAGCTTCCATACCTCTTCTGTACCAAGCGGCTTGTTCTGCGTATCCGTATTTCAATACAGATTCTTTGAACGACTCAGGACTGCAAGAGTAAGTGGTCTTGTAATCAACCACGACTATCTCGTAATCTTGATGTGGACCTTGCGGTTTACAGATGACGTCTGGTCTGCACTTACATAACACGTCGTCTTCAAACCAATAGAAAGATGCCTCGGGTATTTTACCGTCACCGTCCAGATACATCTTGCCTTCTTCAATCATGTAGGCATCCATTTGGTTGATGGCTTGCATATCAGCTTCGTTGATAACAACCAGGCCTCTGTCTAAAAACTCTTGTTTCATTTCTTTGTTGGCTTTTGTATACGGGGATCCAAAAATAACACCTACATTATTATGAAAGGCTTCGTCGCCCTCTACTAACATATAGTGAGCTGCGGTACCAAAGTTCATAGCCGAGGTGGTTTCTTGTTCTACTTCAAGCGCGTGTATTTGGCTTTCACCAAACTTACGAAAAAAGCTAGAACTCTTACCCACGTCAGAGTGGTAGAGTTCGTTGGGTATATCAAAGACAACAAGTGCGTTGCCTTTCTGAGTTGGTTCATATTGTTCTAGTTCAGGTATTGCTTTCATTTTTTTCTCCTTTTATTGCGTCTAAATAATAGTCTGCATAATTTATTGGTTCTTCTAATTTTTCTATTTCTTCCAGAACTTTAGTTGTCCATTCATTTAAAACTTCAAAGTTATGTGTACTTAAATGTCTTCTTTTGTATTTTACAAACTCTCTTATAGCTCTGTCGCTTATTTGGTTTCCCATATATTCAGACATCGATTTAGCAGTAAAACCATATCCCATAAGTTTTTTAACATCTTGTCTAAGTGTGATCGCTTTGAGTTCTTTCATTTCTCTAAGATCAAGAACCATAATTATTTTTTTTTTCTTAGTCGTCAAAATGGTATCTCGTCATCCACGTCCCAGGTTTGTTCCTTATAGACTCGTTTAGTATCTCCTTCTTGTTGTCGTTTTTCAAAAGCAGCTTGCTTTTTAAACATATCTATAAAAGGTGAATCCTCTTCGTATTCTAACAGGGTGGTCTGCACCACATTGTCGTTGTAAAGAGGTTCAGGCCAATACCCTATATTGTTTTTGATGTGCATAAGGTTTTGACTAACGGTTTCGCGTGGGTTGTATTCAGGTTTCTGTATGGCTTGCCAATACTCCTGGATTGTTTCGAGATCAGCGTTGTCGCCGACAAACGTAATATCAAACTCAGTCTTATCGTAGGGCAAGTATATAAATTTACCGTCTTTCTTTTTTAGAGGGTAACATCTTATGGGTTTACCTATTGTCACTTTTGATCACCTCCCTGTATGCTTTTTCAAAAACTGAGGGATAATGTATCTTAATATGAAGCATCACCTCTATCATAAGATTTATCATATTGATCTGCTCAAACAGCGTATTTGTATGGTCTGGTTGAGGTTTGCCAATTTTTTCTCTAGCTTGATTTGAAAGGGTGTCGTCAATTAATTTATTTAATTTGTTCATAATTTTCTCCAATTGATTAATATAATAATAAACAAAAAACTTGCACAGTACAACAAGTTTTGCTACGATTTGTAAATGAATACAAAAAAAGATATGGCAAAGCCAAAAATAAATGAAGGGTACAGATTTTATACATACGACGGATATGATCACATATTGTCTGAAGTTAGATATTTAATTAAGACTTACGTACCCGCAGATCATAATCAGAAGGTCTTAGAGAAAATAGATAACTTAGAGGTTAATATTGAAGAAACTATAGCGGGTCGTCAGGAACAATATGAACAATCGATTAAGGATGACTTTGAATAGTTTCTACATCAATACCGAACATCATACTGAACCTGTCGAGTATGGTTTTCAAGATGCAGTTATACATGAAGCGAACAACTGGAAGACTTGGGTGCCTAAAGTTTTGGATATAAAAGTCATAACTAAATTAGATAAAGATGTTAAGGTATTGGTTCGTAGAGAAATACATCAAGACATATTGGAGTGTGAAAGTGAACAAAGCTAAAAAATACCAGCTTACTTTAGAAGATGGAACTGTCGTTAGTTATACGAAAGACGAACAGGGTGAAATACAATATAAACCCGAGTCTGATTTAGATCCCAAAGTTGCAAAAGCAAGGTGGGATGAAATATACGATAAAGCGTATAAAAAGGCAGGGTCACACTAAGATGCAGTATAATAGGGTTAAGTGAATCTGGGGGAATATAAAGAACGTCCTTTGAGACTACCCAGCACACAATAATTAAGGGAGAATCGCTTAAAAAAGCAGAGTCACACTAAGATGCAGTATAATCAAACTCAAACAATTCAACATGGGGGAGATATGAATGAAGAAGCCCTAATCGAACAAATCGTATCCAATTTCAAAAAACTCAGCGAGGAAGATCGCTTGTATGTAATAGATAGCCTTGTTTTTATTCAAGAAAATCCTAACTTGGTGGTTTTAAAAAATGAAAATGGTTAATAAATATAAGTGGCAAATCGTCTACGAAGTTAAAAGAGGGAGGCGTTATAAGAGGTATGTAAAGGTTCTGACGCAACCTGATGACTCGAGAGAGGTAGCACATACGGCCTCTATAATATAATAGATATGCAGTTGCACTCTTTCTCCGTAAGAAGGTAAACAAATGGCTCGAGGTACAGTCAGCAACGAAGTACCTCACCTTTATTAATATGACCGTAAGAATATTACAAGGCGATTGTATAGATAGGTTAAAAGATTTAGAAGATAAATCTATACACACTTGCATCACTTCTCCCCCTTATTGGGGACTACGTAATTACAACGATGAAGAAAACCAGTTAGGATTGGAAAATACGCCTAATGAATTTGTGGATAATTTAGTAAAAGTGTTTGCACAAGTTAAACGAGTTTTGCGAGATGATGGGACTTTATGGTTAAATCTTGGAGACAGTTACGGTCGTCAAACAGGAAGTGGATTCAACGCAAACGCTGAAGAAGGTTACTCAGTTAGTAGGCGAAAAGAGCTACAAGAAAAGCAGGGCAATATAAAACTGAAAACAAATCTACCTAAAAAAAATCTTTTAGGGATACCTTGGCGCGTGGCTTTGGCCTTACAAGCTGATGGTTGGGTGCTTAGACAAGATATTATTTGGCACAAGCCTAATCCGATGCCAGAAAGCACTACGGACCGTTGCACTAAATCACATGAATATATATTTCTATTAAGTAAAAAGTCTAAATATTATTACGACCACGATGCAATTAAAGAAGATTGCGTGGGGAAAGATGAACGCAAATGGTCAGATAGTTACGATAAAGTTGGTTCTATAATACAAGGTGATTCAAATGCAGGTATAAAAAGAACAAAAAGATATGCCCAAGACGGAAGTTTTAAAAGAAATAAACGGTCAGTCTGGACAGTAATTTCCAAACCGTACAAAGGTGCGCATTTTGCTACTTTTCCATACGATTTAATTGTGCCTTGCGTCTTAGCGGGTTGTCCAGAAGGGGGTACAGTTTTAGATCCGTTTGGTGGAACAGGAACAACGGGCATAGTAGCAAATAATAACAACAGAGACGCTATACTTGTAGAACTCAATCAAGAGTATGTTGATTTAGCAAAAGATCGTTTGAGAAAAGATTGCGGTATGTTTTTAGATTTAGAGATTAGTTGATATGAATGTACTAAGTTTATTTGACGGTATGAGTTGCGGTAGGATTGCTCTTGACCGTTTGGGTATCAAAGTAGATCAGTATTACGCATCGGAAATAGATAAGTATGCTATCCAAGTCACTCAGGAAAATTGGCCTGACACGATACAGTTGGGCGACGTCGTAGATATAAAAGTAAAAGATTTGCCCAAGATAGATCTTTTACTGGGCGGCTCTCCTTGTCAGGGATTTAGTCAAGCTGGCAAGCAATTGGCTTTTGATGATCCACGTTCAGCTTTATTTTTTGAGTTTGTTCGCATATTAAAAGAATGTAAACCTAAATACTTCCTACTAGAGAATGTGAGGATGAAGAAAGAATTTTTAGACGTTATTACCCAGTATGTAGGATTTGAACCCATACTCATCAATAGCGCTCTTGTAAGCGCACAGAATCGGCAGAGATATTATTGGACGAACATACCAGGCGTAGAACAACCTGAAGATCGAGGAGTCGTTTTGAGAGACATATTGGAAAGTAATCCTGATAGTTACACCTTAATGTCTGATAGATTTTCCAAACGGCAAGAAGGTCAGAGCTGTTTGATAGATGTCAATAAAGAAAAGGCTAGTAATTTAAGTGCGATGGAGTATGTCAAAAATGGTAGACAAGGCGATTACCTTGCGTGTGATGATGCAGGTATACCGAAAGATTTATCTGAAAGACATAAAACACCTAAACAAATAGGGACTGCAACTGATATAAATGATCACGATATATTAAAAAGAGTTTACTCGCCTGACGGTAAATCGCCTACTCTTAACGCGCATGGTGGTGGCAACACCGAACCTAAAGTAATAGCTGGAGCCTGGCGTGGTCGTTCTTTGGATAAGGACGGCAAGAATGTGGATTGGAAGTCTACTAAACCGAGACAGATGTTAGAGCTGCGTAAAGATGAAAAAAGTAACGCTTTAAGTCAAGTGACAAAAGATAACGTCGTTGTAGAACCGAAAAATAAAAAAACAGATGGAGAAGTATATTGGAGAAAGCTCACTCCATTAGAATGTATGCGTTTGCAGACGGTTGATGATGATTATTTGATGTCTGTTTCTAACACACAAAAATATAAACTTTTAGGAAATGGGTGGACTATCGAAGTGATTTGTCACATATTGAAGAATATGCAGACAATTGAAGAGGGTGGAGAAGTTCCAAAAACTAAAGGGCAACAAGGTTTCGATTTCTAAATGGATAAACTTGAATTGATCCCTTTGTCTTTGAGTGAAGCTAATTCATTCGTTACTAACTTCCACCGACATAATAAAAAAGTACAAGGCCATAAATATAGTTTAGGAGCTTCATATAACGATCAATTGGTAGGAGTAGCTATAATCGGAAGACCCGTTGCACGTAGGCTGGATGACGGTTTTACTGCCGAAGTAACTAGAGTATGTGTATTGGAAGACGCACCTAAGAATACAAACTCTTTCTTATACGGTAGAGCTTGGCGTGTATGGCAACAAATGGGCGGTAAACGCATGGTTACTTATACGTTAAAAGAAGAGTCAGGATCCAGTCTTAAAGCTGTAGGGTGGAAAATATTGGGAGAAACAGGCGGGTGGCAGGAAGGTAAGGGTTGGCAGACCCGTCCAGGTAGAGAATGGCAACCCGTAGTTGGACAAATGAAGTTTCGTTGGGAAGTTCAATCAAAGCAATAATCGGCTATACTGTCAGTATGTCAGATTTAAAAATTGTAGATATAAACAAATACAAACGCGGTCCGAGTCATATTGAGGGCAAAGAGCGCTTAGATGCCTTGTTTGAAAACTTTGTCGAGCGTGGGGCAGATCCCGAAATGGTTGCAGAGATGATCTTTGCGTATGGTGTATGCGAAGTGATTAATTACGCATCTAGACCCGAAAATGGATTAGATGCAATCGCGCGGTTATTGTCGGAAAGTTTCGGGCTAGATATTGAGCGTAATCAGTATTTTGATCCTGAAATATCGGGTTTTGTCAGAGATGACGATTAGTATGACAAAACTATTAGCCTTGAAACGTAGCTGTCAGGCACTTTAGGGGTTTTGTCAGTTTTGTCAGGGTATGGGGCTTTGTCTGTAAGTGTGGATACTGATAGTAAAAAGTAAAGGGGGTATATAAGAAAAAGTATGACAAAAGTAGTATATATAGTAATAATATATATATTAGAATATAAATAAACCTTATAAATACAGGGTTTCGTCGGGTTGATAGTTTTGTCAAGATAAGTGTGACAAAACTCTGACAAAACTAAATTAAGTATGACAAAACTAAAAAAACATATCAGAGATAATTTAGACCAAGAATACGTCGATTTGTTAGAGTCGGAAGTCATTGTTAAACTAAACAAAGAAATACCAGGAGTAAGAGTAATATGCCTGCAAAAGATTTAAGAATAAGACAAAGTGTTACTGTAGAGAAAACTCTAGAGGAAGATGTCGAAGATATGCCTTTTGAGTATATCGATCCAGATGAGAAACAATTAACCAAAAGACAACGTCTATTAGTCTGGAACGCTGTCAACGATCCTCAGTTATCGTTTGCTGAAGCTGCTAAAAAAGCAGGATATAAAAATCCTGTCGTTATCGGTCGGTATATGCGAGAAGGCAATAAGTACTCGCACGTACGTCGGGAATACGAACGCCTGATGTCGGAGGCTAAGAAAAAGTTTGAGCTTACGCATGAGAAAGCTGTCGAGGATTTGTATAAGCTACGAGATGATGCCTGGGGTCGGGGTGCATTTAACGCAGCTATACAAGCTCAAGGACTCTTGCTTAAAGTCGGGGGACTTATCGTCGATCGTCGGGAAGTATTGCATGGAAAGATAGATCAGATGAGTCGGGAAGAAGTTGAGCGTAGACTACAAGACTTACTAGGATCTAAAACAGGTATAACTATAGAGAACAAGTCGGATACTAAAGCCATAGAGAGTAAGTAGTCGGGAGTTATTAGCTTTTCTCCTTTATAAATTCGTTGTAGGGTTCTACTATCATAGGCTCTCTACGCACTATCACTTCCTCATACTTTTCTTCTTCTAAACAGTTTTGAGGATTAACGTCCATTTGATAACTAGCCTGTCTTTTAGCTTCTTCAAGCGACTTAGTTTTTATATGATAGTAACCAATCACTTTTCTTTCTGCTCTAATTACATAAGTTTTCATTAGCTTTTCTCCATTCTTTTTCTATTCTTGTAGGCCTGGATTTTGTATTGCCACCTCTTAGGTCGGGTTATTTTCTGTCCGCTTTGTTCTTCAGGACTTTTATCCTGCCATTCTTTGTATGATTTAGTTAGGTTCATTAGGTATCTCCACTAATTCGTCTTCTTTAATATTTGAAACTTCAACAAATTCTCTGATGAAAAAGTTATAACCAATATCGAGTTTATCATCTTCTTTTAATTGAAATAGTTTGACTGATCCATCTGGGTTTTGCAGTTCCATACCATTTTTATCTACTTTATAAAACTGTATATCCCATACTCCTATATCGTACTCTTTAGCCATTGTTATTCTCCTGTAATTTAATTAGTCGGGTTAGATACCACTCAGCTTTTTTTAGATCTTCAAGGCCACCTTTGTCTTTGTATCGGGTGACGTACTTGATGATATTGCCTTCTAAGTAGTTCATAGAATGAGAAACAATATAATCAGTCGTTTCTATTCCTTTTTGGTAATAGGTCGGGTTGATCTTATCGCTCATTGTCGGACTCCTTTGTTAATCCACCAAGAAGAAACAATATATTGTTCTTCTTTGCAGTCGTTACAGAAACATTGCATTTCTTTGTTATCGTCTTTGATAATTTGAATATCATCAGAGGTACATTCATTACATAACCATTTATTCATTGTCGGACTCCCACCATTTTTTTATAAACATATCATCAACACATTGCTGACATTCAGTTTTGTTGCCAACTGAATGAGAGATGACTGCCATTCGCATTAACTCTAAATCAATATTTTCATTTAATATTTCAGCGACCCACCCATCACCACCCCAATAGTCGTATTCTTCTAGAAAGTTAGTAACATCATCTAAGTCAATATGAAATTTCTTTGTTGGTTGTTTAGCCATTAATTATTCTCCTTTAATAAACTTCTTTGTTAACTTTGTAATAGCCTTCGTTCATTGACTCGGCTAGTGTCCATTTATCACTTTCATAGTCGTAATAATATATATCTTTGTAACAAGCATCTCCCCATACCACTAAAGCTATATGACCACACCAACCTGGACAATCTGGAACATAATCTCTTATGATTGCCACGTTAGTTAAATGGTCTAAGGTAATATCAAATCCAGTGCCATACCATTCTTGGTGAGCATCAAGTATTCCTTGTAGTTCTTTTTTTGTTGGTTTACTCATTGTCGGACTCCTTTGTTTCAGTTGTAAAAGATTTTTCACGAATAAAACCTTGATCAATTAATGTCTGAGCAGTTCTTCCAAACCATCCTTGAAGGGTATAAGCTAGTCCAAAATCTACTAGATACTGCCAAGCCTTTAAGACTTGTTCTTCACTTTCGACTTCCTCAAAACCTTCTGCTATTCCTACAGCCAAATAATCATTCATCACACTTTCTTTTATATCTCTATTCATTGTTGGACTCCTATATGTAAATGATTTCAAAACGTATCTCTTGGACTGTATCAAGCCAAAAGAACACCACATAAATAAATAGAGATGATCCAACTAAGACTATTGCGATCCTGATAACTGTTCTCCATTTATATTTAACTAAGTCTATAACTTTGCTAATAAAGTTAAAAACCTTCTGACGTTTCTGTATTTTCTTTTTTCTAGGCATCTTCGTTCTCCTCAATATAGCCAAAGACCCAATCATTAGCATCTCTGATTTGTTCAACCAATTCATCAAAGTCATGCTCTTGTTGCTCTTTTCCCTCAAAGAACTCTCTTTCGACTATCTCCCAATCTTCAATAATATAAGTTCCATTATCCCAATTATTGGTATCTAGGCACTTGTAAGCACCAATGCCAACCGAAAGCGTGCCACCAAAATAGTTTCCTATCAATTGCGAAAGCCTAGCTATTGCGTACGATGAGTCATCATTGCATCTAATACCATACAGCTTTGCTACATGTAGAAATGGCTCAACGCTATCACGTCCACCATTCCAATGAAGGTAAAGAGAATTCCATTCCTCTTGAGGAACGTTTTTATCTTTAATTGTTATAACTGCTCTATTTCCCATTTTCGTTCTCCTTTAAAAATTTAGTAAATACTTCTTTTGGAAATTTATCGTCAATCATGTATTCTGTTTTGCCATTCAAAAAGTCTTGAATAAATTGGATTACTTCTTTATCTTCCCAATCTCTAAAAGGTAATTTATAGTTAAATTGACATTCCAAAACTCCAACCAATCCATATAGCGTTGGTTTGTTTACAAAATCTATAACTTCGCTAAAGTCATTTGTATATAAAAGATTATCCTTATCCTCTGCATAATCTCTTTCATATTTAATTGTATAAATCCAATCTTCATATTTAGATAAGTCTTTAAAACCAATACCCAAATAATTTTCTTGTCGTTCTGCAAGTATTGGTGAGTTGATCCAAATCTGATAACCATTGCAGGCAAAACTAGGTAATTCATCATTGCCATAAGATACGTTTTCCCAATCGCTAGGTATTGGTAAATCTTTATAATAGTCTGTCCACATCATTAGATTACACCTCGATATCTTTAAGTTTATTGAAAGCATTAACAACGTCATCGTCAGTATAATCTGTGCCACCATTAGCTTTGATCTCATCTTTTAGACAACCAACAATTTCATATATTTCACCGATTGTTAACTCTACTTTTACTTTTTTGTTATATCCCATAATTTTCTCCTATAAATTGATTAGTAAATTTACTACTGTATTAATCTAGCTTTCTTTAGATATTCAATAGAAGTTCCTGACTCTTGTTCATTTGTGAGATTAAATTGAATTTGATTATCCCAATATTCAAATTCTTCATTAGGTATATCTAATCTGATCCAAACAAAAGTATCATCATCAAAAGTTACTACTGTCCCTTTTTGGTTAGACACATCTGTTTCAAAAGTCGGTGCATCACATATCGCCCAAGTGTCATCTGCAAACTGAACTCTATCGCCTATTTTTAATTTGGTTACGTCTAACCATAAATTATTGATCTCCTCAGTAATGGCTTTCATTTTTAAAACTCCATCCTTAAGAGTATCTTGGAAATAAATCCAACTACGACCATTATCATTTTCTATTTTGTGCTTTTTCCCAATCTCTAAAATAGAATTAATTAAATTTTGATCATCAAGATAATTCAAATCAAGACCAAATATACATATCTCATTTTCGTTTTTAGGGTATCTTTGACTTGGTTCTCCATATTCATCAACATCATTAATCAACCATAGTAAATCTTCATTATCGATTTCGTATGCAAAGTGCATACAACCACCCCCAGAATGAAATCCAAGTAGTTCGTATTTGTTTAACATGTTTTGTTGTTTTTCAGTAATTTTCATTTTTTACTCCTTAGTCGGGTTATAAGTCGGGTTATTAGTCGGGGTTTGTGTCGGGTTATAGTCGGGATTTATATGGATCGTAAAATCAAAGTAATTCATCAATTGACATAGTAAATCCGACTCTGCTTGTTCTTTGTTGTCGGCGATAGAGTGAAAAATCACTCTATCTCCTTTAATAATTTTGGCTTGTATCATTAGGCGACCTCTTCATCTTTGTAGAGTCGCTCATCGCCTGCCCATTCATAGGCTAGTTCTTGAATGTTATGGTCTAGGCAAATTGCTTGCCCTGTGCAACATCTCCCCCAATACTCGCCATAATTATTGTCGATTATTGGTTCGTTGATTTCTCTTAATCTGTCAAGAAACCAATTAGAGACTAGATACCATTCATCGATTTCGTTCATATCTTCGCAATTGTTTCTTACTTCATCAATTAAATCTTGGTCGCTCATATCTTCATCATACGAACCCATATATTTAAGTATTTCTTCATCAGACATATACAAGTTTTCTATATCATCAAGATAAAATCCATCTACGTCTTTTTCTTGTAACGTGATAACAAGTGCAGTTTGATTTCTATAAATATGGGGTTGTATAAATTTCTGTGTTATATCTTGAACAATCCCATTGTCTAAATTGAAATATTCTTGTTTGGTTAATTTTTCTTTTTTATATTCCATATCAACTCCAATCAGTCCAATAAAAGATATTACTATCTCCCTCTTTTTCCCATTCTTTAAGACCTTCTTGATATTCTTCTTTACTCAACATCTGTCGGGTGCAATTTTCTGAGCAGGCATTTTGTTTCTCATATACAACGTAATACCCCTCATATTTATCTATGGGTTTTTTGCAAACTTTACATTTCATAATTTAACCCCCTCTAAATTATCTTTTAGAACTCTCTTTATTTTCTTATTAAATATATAGCTATTTGGTTCGCAATATTTCCTTAAATCTGCCTTAGCCCATGCTAGATGAGTTTTGCAAACATTCTCATCTGTAAATAGATATTCGCTATTCTTGTAATCTATTACAGCGAAATTAATTTCTATTTCCTTTATGAAAGAGATTAATTTGCCTTGGCTAAATAACAAGTTGCAACCATTAACAAAAAAATGTTCGTAGGTTTTAACTTTGCGTGGATAACTAGGTGAGGTATCTTCTAACCCTAAATCCTCTTTAGTAATTATTATTTGGTTATTCATTGTTTAACCTCTCTTGAATTTCTTCAAAGTCTTTTTCAGAAATGTACTCCCAAAGGATAGATTGGCATTTACTTTCATAATCTAGTAATCCTTTGTAATAACCAACGTCAAACTCTGTTGAATTTTCAGAATTCATAACTTCTTTAATATCTTCATCAGTTATAAATTCTTTCGCATCTTGAATAATTTTATTACTAGATTGATTGCCAAAAGAAACAGAAAATCCTAAATTACTTAACCAAGAGGATATTTCGTTTTTGATGTTTTCTGTTGTTACGTCGTCTCCATGGACTTCATACCAACTGCCTGACATATCATCTACATCACATTCTAGATTGATATTAATATTAAATGTTTTCATTACTTGCCCCCCTCTATAGATTTGTAATTCTCTCTAGTGACAGAATGTTTGAAATAATCGTACCCATTAGAAGTGCAGATATACATCATTGGTTCATTCTTTAGAGTTGGATTAGTTTTGTAAAAGTTATCAAACGCTAAATTGAATTCTCTAGTATTTGGTTCTTTTAAAATTATATTTTTATTCATTGTTTTAGTTCTCCGTTTTAGTAAACAATAACTGAATTATAGACTATTTTTGACAAAGTGTATATTTCAATATTTCTGCTATTTGTAACTAATTAATTAATAGATATTCTTTTAATAGGTGGTTGAGGGGTAAAAATAGCATTTTCTCTGTCTCTTTCTCTTTTCTATCTCTAATAAATGTAATCCAGGCCACATTTCAGCGTCGGGTGTCGGGTGTCGGGTTGTTTTTTTGAGTGCCTATCTGTAAACGTCGGATTGTCGGGTGTAGACTTTAGACAATGACGTCGGGCGTCGGGTTGTCGGGTTGTCGGGTTGAAACTAGAGACTACAAATCGAAATTTTTTTTAGACTCAGATCCTTGAATAGTATGAAACTATTGCAGCTGCATAATTGACCAGGTTTTTTTAACTCAAAAGCTGGGGGTGCGATCTGGAGAGCGAGCTGTTTACACGCCAGGCCAAAATTTTTAGTAAATATGAGTTTGGATCCTTGCTTAAATAATTAGATATTTTTCTACTATGTGTAAATTACTCCTGTATAATTATGGGTAAGGGGGGAGCGTGGTGCGACCCCGTTAATTACGGAGAAAAAAATGCAAAATTTTTATTACGGAAAAAAATTGGAGGCTTACAACGGTAAGCCATTTGTTAATGACCAAGAGAGATACGCTTACTTCAGAGCATATCTCTTTAATCTTGGGATAACTGATACTAGATGCGGTGACTTAGCCAGGGCAATAAGTCAGCTACATTCAGCAGTCAGTAAGTGTGGAACTCCTAATTTGTCAGTCATCTCGGAAGAGTTTGAAGGTCTTATTTCTGCTTGCAGAAAGTACGGAGAACTAGAGGACATGCAGACTGACTTTACTGACGAAAATGGGAGGGACTACAAATGAGTAAAACTAAAACTAGAACTATCAAGCTTAGTCCTTTAAGTGTTTTACATGCAAGGCTCTGTTTCAGGTATAGGGAATTTGACTACCCTGTTTATGCAGCGCTAGTTGAGGAGATAACTTCTATCTTTGGTGCTATGCCTGAATCAATTCAAAAGGAGTTAGTCGAAGGTGGTTTTCTTGCTGATAAAATAGAGGTGAGCAAATGAGCCAGTACAAAGTAACCCTAAGAGGTATGCTACCAATAGAGGTAGAGGTTGTTGTAGAAGGTAATTCAATTACTGATGCCAAAGATAATGCGTTATATCCGTATGATTGTTGGCTAGGTAATGAAAGAGTTTGGTCAGTTTGTTCGTATACTGGTTCTACGCAAAATGAAATAGATATGAACCCATCAGATTTATTTGACTTGGACTTAAAACTTCAACTTACTAAAAACAAAGTTGTTAAATTGTTAAAATCAGAGGAATTAAATTATTAAGTTTAACTCCGTAGACGAAGGGCAAGCTTGGAGGACTTGCCCTTTTTTTTGTCTGAAAGTCGGGTGTCGGGAGTCGGGTGTCGGGTTTAATAATTAATCCTAAATTGAAAATTTTGTTACTAAAGATAAAGATGAGAAAAAGATTTTGGATCGCCAGCTGGCGTCTGGTGGTTCCAGTTCTTGGGGAACGTGACTCTATTTTGAGTCGGAATCGGAAAGAAACAGCAAAAAACTATCGTTTTTTACCCCCAAATGCAGAGTACACATACACATACGCATATAGACAATAATTTACATACTTAATCAAATATAATTTGACTATCTATTTTTACACTTGTTAAAAACTATCTTTTGGCTATATAATTTTTACAGGAGTTGCAGGTAGATGAGCTTTGTTCACGCTTTCTCCAATAATTTAGTTATTTAGACTGCCTGCAACGACTTATAAAATATAAAAAAAGGTAAGGGTATGAACAGAATGAATATGGCTAATCAAATGTATTCAAGAGGAGATGAGGTATCTTCTGGTAGGAGATCAGGTTCAACAGGTCCAAATGTTCAACGAGGCTCCTTAACTTTGCCTGCCAAAACTTTATCTAGAATGCGTGGTTTAGCTAGTCTTGGTAAACCAGGACTAATAGCAGCAGGTGGACTAGGGCTTTTTGAAATAGGTAGACAAGGTGGATTTAGTCCAGAAAATTTAGGTAGAAATGCAGCTAGGGTGGGTAAATTTTACGGTGATCTTTTAGACGAAGCCGTTGAAGTTGCTACAGAACTAGGACAGCCAATACAAGATTTTGTCGGCAGAGTAGTTCAAGGCTATCAATCTGAAATGGATGCAGGATCACCTGTACGTATGATGTCTGATATGGATGAATCAGGTAGAACAATGTCTAATATGGAAAGAAATCTTATGCAACAAGAACAACTAGGCTTTGCCGCAGGCGACGAAGTTGATGTCGATGCACTTCCAAAAGGCTTGAAGGCTATGTATGACTCTGGACCCAAAGGCAGAGAAGGTGTTGAGAAGATAGCAGCCAAAACAGACAAGTTCGCCGAAGGTGATGAAGCGATTAAAGAACAAAAACCTTTTACAGAGTTCCAACCAGAAGGTTCTTTAAAAGGTACTTTCTTTGATTTTGTACCAGATGCGATGCAAGTATCGAGATTTTTGATGGATAGGTTTGGAAGTGAAGCTGCCGAATCAGAATCTATTAGAGAGAGATTTAATAAAGCTTTTGCGGAAGCTCGGGCTGAAGGTAAAGAAGTGTTTATGTTTATGGGTAAACCTTACAATACGATGACGCTTGAAGAGGTTGAAGGTATGGCTTTAGGTGGACCCGTTGAAAACGAGATTGACGAAGCCTTATCAGAAATACAAAGCGTACAGCCAGAAGCGATGGTCATACAACAGGTTATGACGATGGTTATGGAGATGATCCAGTCTGGCGCTAGTGAAGAACAAATTATGCAAGCGCTGATGGAAATGGGATTGGATCAAGAAGACATTCAACAGGTGATGATGATGGTAGCTGAAGAAATGGCAGGCCAAGAATCTATCGACGGACAACTAGCGCAGATGATGTAAGATGGCTGAACTGCCCGACGTAGGTTCAATCCAACCCCTAACTGAAGCCGAAAAGCGTAAAGCTTTCGGTACCCCTCTACAGCGTTTTTTGAAAATAGATCCAATAAGCGTAGAACGCGACCCCATCAAACGTGGTATCGCTTCAATTGGCTCCAATATACGGGATATGTTATTACCTGAATTTGGTTTGGAGCAGGCTGTAAAAGAAGGCGATCCAGTTCAAATGGCTATAAGTGCTTTTGATTATGTGATAGCCAATCCAGCTGTAGCTTTACTAACCAAAGGCAGTAAATCCATTTTACAATTAGCTAAAGATTTACAAAAAATGAATCCTGAAGAGGCTGCTAAAGCTAAAGAATCTGTTAACAGGCTAATTCAACGAGAAAAAGATCAATTGGATTACGAACTTGGATACCTAGATGATCAAGGTTACAGGTTGCCTGGATATGAAACAGCTAAAAAACGATTAGAAATACTCGAAGAAAATGAGTCAATTATTAACAAGGCTAAAGGAAAAAATGTTGTTATAGGAGAAGAACTTAATCCTGTTGAGCTACAAACTGGTTTTAACACTCTTCAAGAATATATGGAAGATATTGCTCGTAATCCTGGCTCTATACCTTTTGACCCCGCTTTAAAAAAACAAATAATTAAATATATAAAAGATAATCCGCAAAAAGTTGAAAGTATCGCTCTTAGAAAAAAACTGCAAAGAACTGACTTAGACGATGCTATAGACAGTTTAGATTGATGAATCTATCGAGTTTAACCGAGACAGAGCTGAAAGAAGCTCTGATGTTAAAAGAAAAGTTAGACAACTACGCACTCCAAGACAAATGCCAAAGTAGTTTTATAAACTACGTTGAACACATCTGGCCTGAATTTATCTGCGGGCGCCACCATAAAATATTTGCTGAAAAACTCCAAGAAGTAGCCGAAGGTAAATGCCGACGTTTGATCGTTAATATGCCACCCAGACATACCAAGTCTGAGTTCGCATCTACTTTTTTCCCGTCTTATATTATGGGACTCCAGCCCAAGATGAAAATTATGCAAACAACGCATACAGGGGAACTAGCTGTACGATTTGGTCGTAAAGTTCGTAACTTGATGGATCAGGAAGATTACAAAAATATTTTTCCAGAAGTGCAACTACAATCCGATAACAAATCTGCGGGACGTTGGGAAACCAATAAAGGTGGCGAGTATTTCGCTGCAGGTGTAGGTGGAGCGGTAACAGGACGTGGTGCGGATTTATTGATTATTGACGACCCTCATTCTGAGCAAGACGCACTTAGCCCTTCAGCCTTGGAGTCCGCGTACGAATGGTACACCTCTGGACCTAGACAGCGTTTACAGCCAAACGGATCTATTGTAATAGTTATGACACGTTGGAGTGCGATTGATTTGACCGCTAAGTTATTGGAGGCGCAAAAGGAACCACTTGCTGATCAGTGGGAAGTTATAGAGTTCCCTGCCATATTTCCAGATTCAGATAAGCCACTTTGGCCTGAGTTTTGGCCTGAAGACGAGTTATTAAAAGTTAAGGCATCTTTGCCTGGTATGAAATGGAATGCTCAGTGGATGCAAAACCCGACAGCAGAAGAGGGTTCGATTATTAAACGTGAGTGGTGGCAACCTTGGGAATACGACAGCTTACCCAACGTACAGTATATTATGCAAAGTTATGATACGGCATTTTCTAGAAAAGAAACAGCTGACTATTCTGCCATATCGACGTGGGGCATATTTAGACCAACTGACGATTCGCCTGATTGTATTATACTTTTGGATTGTCAGCGTGGGCGTTGGGACTTTCCAGAACTCAAAGAGATTGCTCATCGTGAATACAGTTACTGGGAGACAGATATGGTGTTGATTGAAGCCAAAGCATCTGGTACCCCTTTAACTCAAGAACTACGACGTATGGGCATACCTGTCGTTAATTACTCGCCAACCAGAGGTCATGATAAACATTCGCGTATGCACTCGGTTGCACCTGTCTTTGAAGCGGGTATGGTGTACGCACCTCAACGTATGTTTGCTGAAGAGATGATTGAAGAGTGTGCTTCATTTCCTTTTGGCAAAAACG